GGGGTAGACGGCCTCGTAGCAGAGGCCGGTGGGCCCGCCCATACCCGTGCGCCACTGGGTGCCCATGCGGGCGAACAGGCGGACGGCGGCCCAGTTCTCGGGCCAGATTTCATGAGGGGGGGCCGCGGCGGCGGCGGCCGCGAGGGCCTGCCCGAAGGCGTCGCCCTCGGGGTGCTTCTTCTCGCGGGTGTAGAGCGCGGCCGCCGCCGCCTCTAGTTTTTTAGGCGACCCTCGACGACCGCGGCGCGGTACGTCTCCATGATCGCCTCGGCCGCCGCCGGCAGTTCGTCGGCCAGCTGCTGCGCATGCACCAGGTCGAACGGCTCGTCGAGGTTCCAGCCCTCGGCGACGCGCAGGATGTAGTCGGCGTTCGAGCCGGCCGTCTTCTGCATCAGGTCGGCCATGCTGAACGACTTCTCGCCCTGGTCGTCGGTCGCCGGCGCGACCTTGGCCGCGTCCATGATCTCGTCGATGAACTGGCCGAACTCCTTGCGGGTGCGGTACTTGAAGATCACCTCGATGGTGCCCTTCGTGCCATCGAGCATCGGGAACTCGACGACCTTGCGGAACGTCTTCGGGCGTTCGCCCAACTTGATCTTGCTTGCCATGTGGATTCCTTTTCGCGGGGGTGGATGTGCCCGTGCCCGACTGCGCCGTCCCCCGCGAAAGGGACGAACGCAGCCGGGTCGGTGCGGGGTGGTGGGCTTGCGCCCGGGAGAAACGAAAAAGCCCGCGTAGAGCGGGCTTCGGTTGGTGGGAGCGCAGTCGAACTACGCTTGGCTTCGCGCCTCTGCAAACTTGCGCTTCAGCGTCTCGGAAATCTTGCGCCGATACTCGTCGTCCAGACGCTTCCCGAACAGAGGGTGCTTGTCCCCCATCTTGGTCGCGGCGATCTTCGCGCGCGTCTCCGGGCTGAATACCTTGCCGCGCTTAGCCTGCGACATCTTCTCTCGCGTTTCTGCCGACAGCTTCTTGCCAAGCATTCCTTGCGACAACTTCGATCGGACGTCAGCACGTTTGGTCGGGTTCCCATCTCCGATGAAGGCGGCGGACAACTTCGCGCGCACGTCAGATCGCTTGGAGACATTGCCGTCCCCGCGCTGCCGGTTGGAAATCACCGCCCGCATGGCATCAGTGAATATCGTCCCGCTTGCGCCTTCGCCACCATCGGAGGTGTTTGTTAGCGGTCCGTACCCGATGTCATTTCGGCCGTACAGAGCTATCAGGTCCGCCTCAATCTCGAATGCGGCCCACTCCTGCAGTCCACTGATGACAATTTCAGCGACGAAGCCTCGGCCTCGTTCGACGCAGTGCCAGTGCCGGTTACGGCCGCGCCGATCCTTGTAGCGTGGTCCGCTGCCCTTGCCAACGTAGAACACCTCGCCGGTGTCTACTCTGCGGTGTACGTACACGTAGAATTCGGCCTTAGCCATGACGACTCCTAGACAGTCTGATTGGTTAGAGCCCGGAAGGTGTTAGCGCACCGACCGGGCTCGTCTATTTTACGCGTAAGAGATGGATCTTCCGAGCAGCGTCAGCACCGCGGTCACCTGGTTCGGCTGGCCGACGTTCAGGGTGGGCATCTCGGAGACGGCCATGTAGCCGTAGCCGTAGCTGGTGGCGCCGCCCGAGAGCACCTGCTTGAACGCCACCTTGGTCAGGCCGCGGCTGATGGTCTGCATCGACTGGTAGGCCGAGTTGGCGGCGTCGTGGCCGAGGGTCAGCGTGATCGACGTGGCGTTGAACCCGGTGGGCACGTTGATGGCGTTGCGCTTGGCCAGCGGGGTGATCGTGGTGTAGCGCGGGTCGCCGCCGGAGGTGGAGATCGACAGCACCTGCGGGATCTGCACCCAGTTGCTGATCTTCTGCGCGGAGCCGGTGCCAGAGCCGGCCGGGAAGAAGCTGGTGTCGGTCGTCACCAGTCCGCCGACGCTGAAGCTGTTGGCGTCGATCACCGTGATCTTGTAGGCCGAGTCGGTCGCGTCCTCCCAGCCCGAGGTCAGGACGATTTCGTCGTTGGTCGCGTAGCCGTGCGCCGTGCTGGTGGCCACGGCGGTTGCCGCGTTGGTCAGCGCGGTGATGGTCTTGGCGGCGGCGAAGGTGGAGGAAAAAAAGAACGCTGCGCCTTCAGGGAAGCTGTATGCCATTTGGGTGCCTCTTTCGGATGTGGGCGAAAAAAAACCGCCTGACGGCGGCGGTGGTTTGACGCCCTCGCGGGCGGGAACGAAAAAGCCCGCCGAAGCGGGCTCTCTCATGCGGGTGGCGTTGCCGCCGAATTCAGGTCTTGTGCTGCGAAGCCGCGGCTTCTCTCTTGGCCTTTGCTCGGGCCTTGCCTTCACGAATAGCAATGGCGCGTCGCGCCTGCCACTCGGGATCTGCGTGCAGTGCCTCAAGCCTTGCGCGATAGGCTGGGTCTTGCCACGCAGCCTTCGATTTGCTCGCCATCTTCGCTTTGACTTCAATGCGAGAGTGCGATGCCTTGATGGAAGCGCTTTTGGCTTGCTTGTGAGCGTCAGTTGACCGGCTCTCCATCATGCGAGACCGATATTCCGGGTCTTCCCAGAGCTTCTGCACCTTCAGAGCAATGTGCTCGCGAGCGGCCGGGTCGTTCATGACTGCTCGCGCTCGATCCGACAGCTGTGCGCGGTACGACGGGTCGGCGGCACGCCTTCTGTTGTCTTCCGAAATCTTCGCGCGCTCTTCTGGATTTTCGAAGCGCTTCTTCTGCGCAGCACTGAGCTTTGCGCGAACTTCCGGGCTGTTGGTGGTTCTTCGGATTCGATCTTTCAGGGAATCTGCCAACCGCCCACTGGCGCCGCCACCGTCATTGAGGTTGTAACCGCCAGGCGAGAGAGTGCCCATCACATGAATGAAGTGCCTTTCAAGCGCATTCAGTTCATCTCGGCTGGAGGCGTTGGCGACCTCTTCTACGGAGAAAGCGGCGGCACCGTACTTTGCCAGTGCGCGCTGGAACAGGCCTGTCGCCCCGCTTCGCTTCAGATGCTGCTTCCAGCGTTCCTTCAGCGGCTGCGACGTCTGGCCAACGTATCGCATGCCGTTCACGTTGTTGGTGACCACGTAGACGATGCCGTATCGCATGCCTGCAATTTTCGCTCTTAGGTTAGGAAGAGTGGCGACACAAAAAATCTTGCCTGCAGCCGTACACGGGAACGTCTGCGTCGTAGTCCGCCACGGCATCTCCCATTGGCCTGGCTGTGAATGCGGTGGCGCCGCGCATCGCGGCCTCGATCGCTCGAATCAGGGTCATGGCGCCGGCGCGCGAGTCGGACCAGACGTTCACCTGCACCTCCGGCAGGCGCACGCCCGGCCCCTCGTTCCCCAGCGGGTTGAGCACCGCGCCACCCACTTGCTGGAAGGTGACGTAGGGCCTGGGCGTGTCCGTCGGCGCAAAGTCGGGGAAGACCCGGGGCGACACGGTCTTGAGCAGCGCGAACAGGTCAGTCTCGAACGTCATGCGGACCCCAGCAAAGCGAACAGCACCTTGCGCACGGCGGCGGCGGCCTCGTCCTGCTTGTAGTAGGCCGGGCGCATGAATGGCCTGGCGGCGACCTGCTTAGGGCCGCCCTTGCGCGGCACGTAGTAGGCGTCCTTCACGGCCTGCGAGGCCCGGCGCGACGGCTTGGGCTGGCCGCGCTTGGACGGGCGCACCAGCGTGTACCACTTGCCGTCCTTGCCCAGGTGAACTGCGTAGCGCTGGATGTGCCCGAACTCCACCAGGTGGCCGTGCGGCGCCTTCTTGGCGTTCCAGGAGACGTGATAGGTCGCCTGTCCCGGGCCGCTGTTGTCCGCCGAGTACGCCTGGTAGATCGCGCCGGCCAGGTTGCCGGTGACCTTGCCGATGGACTGCACGTTCTTGAGCACGGCCCGGTAGATCACCTCGGCGCCGGCTTGCGCCGCGGGGCGAAGGGCCGCGCGCACGTCGCGCTCCAGCGCCTCGATCATCACGTTCACGCCCTTGGTGTCGACCTTCATGTTCACGGCCAGGGTCATTCGATCACCTCGCACGCAAGAAACGTCCAGCGCCGGTCGTCGGACGGGGTGACCGTCTTGATCTGGTAGGTGGTTGCGCCGCAAAGCACGCGCATGGCCGAGGTCACGTCAGAGCGCGCGCGGATCCGGATGGACGCCTTCACGACTGAGGTCAGCGCGTCGGCCTTGATCTGCTCCAGGCCGCTGCCATGCCGCACGTCCGCCCACACCTCAGCCCTGTTCACCCAGCCGGTCAGGGGCTGGCCGATCGCGTCCTGGCCGGCGTCCGGCTGCTGGATCGTCACGCGCTGATCGAGCTTGCCGATGGCGTTCATCCGTACACCTTCAACTGGTCGAGCAGGAAGGTGGCCGCAGCCGGAATCGCGTTCTTGCCCGTGTCGCCGCGGTTCTCGAACAGGTAGCCGATGATCAGGAGCATCGCCTGCTTGGCGCGCTTGGGCGTGGCGCCCGCCATGTACCGGATGCGGACCACGTTCGCGCCCTCCATGACCTCCGGCCAGGTGCTCGCCGGCAAGAGCCAGCCAGGCTCGCTCTCGGAGTCAAGCGCGTAGGTGCTCGAATGCAGCGTCAGCGTGTCCCCGGCGGGGTTCACATAGCTGACCGAGTCCACCGCTGTCACCGGCGGGAACGGCAGGGGGATCTCCAGCGGGAACGCATCGAGCACCTGCTCGTAGGTCTTGAGCGCGAAGCTGCGGGCGCAGTAGTCCTCTGCTGCCTCTCGCGCGGCGGTGATGAGGGTCTGGATCAGCGCATCCTCGCTGGTGTCGTCCACCCGGAGGTGGGCCTTCGCCTCGGCCAGCGTGATGGGCTCCTGCAGTGGTTCTGCGACGACGCGGACGGTCATGGCTGGGCCTTCTTCATGAGAGGTTGGCGCCTCGGCGAGCCGAGGCGACATTCGCCGGCCTGCCGTGGCCGGCCACGTTGGTCACTCGGGCTCGTTTTCCGACGACCCGCCTCATCTCGTCCAGCGACTGCGGGTCGCCCGCGTTCGCGGCCAGGTAGTGGCCATTCAGCGGGGCGAAGAGGATCGCCGTGAGACTGCCGCGGCCGACGCTGGTGCTGCGTCCAGAGAGCGCGTGCGCCGCGCTCGGAGCGAAGGCACCAACCGCACCATCCACCTGGCGGCCGATGAGGTTGCTGGTGATCGCGTGCCCCACGCTGCCGCGCGCAGTGGTCGCCGACTGTCCGGTTAGGGGAATCTGCGCGTGCGGGGCCAGCGTGCCCGTGTCTGCTGCAAGGTCGTGCCCGGCCGGGTCCACTTCGGTCACGGATGATCCCGCGACCGGCTGGGTCGCCACCGTGGCGGCGACACCGCTCAGCGCGACGACGTACTCGACATGGACCGAGATGAACCCGGCGGCGACCTGGCACGCTTGCCCGACCGGCACCGCTTCCGCGTCCGACGTCGAGATGTGCGCCCCCAGAGAGCCCGTGGCGGTCGAGACTGCCTGGCCGGCGAGCGGGGCTTCCTGGCCAAGCAGTGTCCCGAGCGCCCCACCGGAAGCCGCCGCTGACAGGCCCGAGAGCCCGACCTCGCTGGAGACGGAGGCGAACGAGCCGCGCGCGGAGGTGAGCGCGTGGCCCGCCAGCACACGTTCTGCCGCAGCGGTCGTCAGCCCGCTCGCGGTTGTCAAACCGAACCCGGAGAGAACCTTCTGCCCGTCCACTCCCACGGCCCCGCGGGCGGCCGACATCGCTTGGCCAGTCAGCGTCGCCGACGTCGTGCCAGTCGATCCCCCTGCGGGAGTGATGCTGCCCCGCGAAACCGTAACGGCCTGTCCCGCGAGAGCGACCGGCGCGCTGGCTTCTGGCGAACCGCGCGAGGCCGTGAGCGACTGGCCCGTCAGTGGCACATTCGTCGCGGTGCTGTTGGCAGCGGTGTTGACCCCGTCGAATTTCGCAGCGCCCGTCAGCGCGCCAGTGGCAGTCCAGTTGTCGTTGTAGGCGGCAAACCAGAGCAGCGCATCCGAGAACGTCGAAGGCAGCGAGGAATTCGTGTGTCGCGAGGTCCAGGTGCCGGGGTTGGCACCACCCGAAGCGGTCCACCAGGTCGCGGTGCCGTTCAACAGGCTGATCTTCAGCCACGGGGTGTTATCCGTGTCCCAGGTTGTCGAGATGGTCTGCGACTGGGAAACCGTCCCGGCGTTCACCGTCTCGGCGATCAGTGCGCCGGCCGTCGAGACCCTGAACGCGAGGTAAGTGTTGGTCTGGCCGCCAGACCAGTCGTAGACGTGGAACTCAGTGTTGCCGCCGGCCACGTTGTTCGCCGTCGTCAGGCGCTGTGTCAGCTTGACGTAGGCACCATCGCTGTCGAGCCGGAACTTGCCGAAGTTCGCGTCACTGTAGAGGATGGCGTAGTAGCCATTGCCCTGAAAAGGCGTGAGCACCGCCTCGCCGTCAGTGGCCGTTACCGTGCCGCCAGTGTCAACGTAGACGTTCCACTTCGAGTTTTCGAGGGAGCCAGCGACCTCGAAGTCCTCCGTGACGGTGCTGAGCGACGGGTTCGGCGGCGCCAGCACCAGCGTGGACGCTGCCCACGACGAGCTGCCGTTGCCAAGGTTGCCGCCCGTTGCCGCGGCCGGATCGAACGCGCCGCTCGTCCAGCCGTCGTAGTAGCCGGCGATGGTGCTGGCATCCGACGTCGAGCCGTCGCCGTACGCGCTGCGAACGGCCGTCAGGTTGCTGATCGCCGTCATGCCGGCGGTGTCGGCCGCGGCCAGCATGCCGGTGCCGCCGGCGACGATCCACGATCCGGCCCGGGTCGGGGTCACCGAAGGCGGGTTGACCGCGGCGCCGTTGCCACCGCTCGCTGTCGTGGCGGTGACGGACCCGACATCGCGGAACACCAGCACGACGGTCGCGCCGCCATAAGCCGCGTTGTTCAGCCGACCGATCGTCAGTGCCGTGTCGGGGGAGGCGCCAGCGAACTGGTAGAACGTGCGGAACTCGGTGTCCCAGGTGTCATTGACGTGCAGCGCCGCGTGCGCCCCGACATACGCCCCGGATGCATTGCCCGAACAGGTGGGCGCCGAGGACGCGGTGTTGCCGAAGCCGGTGTAGACAACGATCAGGTCACCGGGCGCGGGCGACGTGGCACTGCCGCCCGTGAGCGTGCCGGCCAGCGAGACGGAGTAGGACGCACCCGTCCCCGTCCCTGTCGTTCCACCGACGAAACTGATCGCCACGCGCGCGCCCCCCTCTCAGTCGTCAGCCGATTCGGATCAGGCCGGTGGAGCCGTTGTTCGTCGGCATCGTCAGCGAGAAGTTGCCCGCCGTGACGCTCTGGCTGGAGAACGTGAACACGGCGACCGCGCGGTTGGCCTGCGAGCTGTTGTAGAGGAGCGCCGCGTCGAAGGCGCCGCTGGAGGTCAGGTTCGTCCAGCTCACCGAGGCGCTCGGCGTCCAGTGCGCCGTGGCGCCGTCGAGCGCGGGCGCGTTCGCGTTCGTCACGTTCTCGCCGCCGGCGGTGTAGTTGCCGGACGCGGCGAGTTCGCCCGTGGTGCTGTAGGTCGTGGTCGACGCGCCGAGCGAGGCGGTGGCCAGGAACAGCGCCATCTTGAACTGGTCGGCCGTCGTGACGCCGCGCGTGACGGTGGTGCCGAAGTTGTGGTGGGCGGTGAGCAGCTCGCGCTTGAACGAGTTGCAGACGGCTGGGGAGTTGGGCATGGTGGATCTCCGGGAATGGGGTTACGTGGCGGCCGCACCGCACTCGAGCCCCTCGAGGCCCAGGACGTGGCAGCTCTCCTTGACGACTTCGCCATCGAGCGAGTACCGCTCGATGAACTTGACGTACTCGGGCGTGCGCTCCCAGTAGCGCTCGCAGGAGAGCGAGGCCTCGGGTAGGTTGCCCTTGCTGGTGTAAATCAGGGGTTGTTCGGTCATTGGGACTTCGTCGTGCGGCGTTTGGGCGCTGGCTCCTGCTCCGTCTCCAGCACTTCGCTGGCACGGGCTGCTTGCTCCAACTCCGGCGGGCACTCGTCGCCCGGCTCGAAGTCGGTCGGGTAGATCTCCCCGGCCTTGACGCCCTTGAATGGCTTGCTGAATTTCATGGCTTGTCGGAGTGGAGGGCGGGACCGAAGCCCCGCCCAGGTTCATCAGGCCGCGACGTTCAGCGCCTTCATCGTCTCGGGGTTCAGCAGACCACCGCCCACGCGCTTGGTGGTGTAGAAGTGGACGTAGGGCTTGTTGGTGAACGGATCACGCAGCACCCGCACGCCGACCCGGTCGATGACCAGGTAGCTGCGCTTGAAGTCGCCGAACAGGATCGGCTTGGCGCTGGCGGCGATGTCGGGCATCGCGGGGACTTCGGTGATGCCGTAGCCGGCCAGCGTGGCGGGCGTGCCGGCTTGGTAGCTCGGCTGCCACAGGTAGTTGCCCTGGCCGTCCTTGAGCAGGCGCACGGCCTTCTCGGTGTTGCGGTTCATCACGAAGCGCGCGCCGCCCGTGAAGGCGCTGGGCAGCGCGTGCACCAGGTTCACGATGCCATCGGCGGTCAGCGCCGCGGCGCTGCCGCTGTTGGTCGCGGTGATCGCGCCCCAGGGGTGGGCCGCAGCATTCGCGCCGCCGGTCACGTAGGTGAGGATGCCGTTGGGCTTGTTCGAGCCGTCGCCGGATACGAACGCGATGCCCTCCTGGTAGGCGAACTCGGTCTCCACCTCACCGGCCAGCCACGTCTCGAGGTCGATCTCGGAGTCGTCCAGCATCTGCTGGGTGGCGGCCGGGTTGGCGTAGATCTCGCCCGTGTTGTAGGTCAGGGTGCCCAGGGTCGGGGTGTTGGTCGCCGTGCGCGCGGCGGCCTCACCCACCCAGCCGGAGGTCGTGCCGCGGTTATTGAACAGCTTGGAGAAGCCGTTGGTGCTGATCGACTGCACCGAGCACAGCGCGCGCATCGGCGAGACGAGCACCAGCTTGTCGGTGATGGTGCGGTCCCACTCGGTGGGGGCCGTGTAGCCGCCGTCGGCGGCGGTGCCCTTGTTCAGGGCGGCGCTGATCTCGCCGCGCTTCATGTGGGCCTGGAAAGCCGCGGTGTACTCGCGGTCCTTAACCTGGCGGCCACCCTGGACGCCGCCCATCTCGATGGCGGCCATCTTGGTGTTGGCGAGGTCGACGGCCTTCTGCAGATCCGCGATTTCCGCGTTGATGCGGTCCACCTTCAGCGCCTGCAGGGCGTCGGCCTGGCCTTTCTTGGCGGCTTCGAGCTGGGCGTTGTGCTCGGCCTTGAAGTCGTGGAACGACTTCTGCAGGGATTCGATGAGGGCCTTCACTTCGGTGGGGCCTTCGGCGCGCACGGCTTGAATGCCGCGAATGACGGAGCGGGACATTGCTTTTCCTTTCGGGAATGAAAAAAGCCGCCCGGAGGCGGCTTCGTTCGTGGGGGATGGCTGGTTAGCCGGTTTGGAGGGAGGAGTTGAGCGACCGCAGGAGCGCGATCACTTCGTCATCGCCAGCGCACGGCGTGGCAGCTTTCCCGGCAGCGCCCGGCGTGCCAGAGAAAAGGGACTGGAAGGCGTCGCGGCGCGTCGAGCGGCTGTAGCCGGCCTTCGCCATCGCGGCCTCCACAAGCGCCAGGGCCTTCTTGCTGCCCTGCGCCTTCGTGTCTTTGGTGACCGCGTCATCGGACAGCAGCCCGGTGGCGAATCCGTCTTCGACGGCTGCCGAGGCTCCCATCCACGTCTCGCGGTCCATCAGGAGCGCGATCTCCTCGCGCTTCATGCCCGAGCGGGCGGCGTAGATCTCCGCCATCGCCTCGTCGAAAGGCTCCAGGCTCTCGGACGCCTCTTTTAGGTCGTGCCGGTTGCCGATCGCCACCGCCCAGGCGTTGTGGATCATCAGGAACGAGCCCTCGCCCATGTTGATCTCGTCGCCGGCCATGGCGATCACCGATGCCGCCGACGCGGCCAGGCCCATCACGTTCACCGTGACCTTGGCCGGGTGGGCGCGCAGGAGGTTGTAAATCGCCACGCCCTCGAAGAAGTTGCCGCCGGGGGAGTTGATGTTGACTGTGACGTCCTTCTTGCCAATCGCGCGCAGGGCAGCGCCGATGCGCTTGGCGGTGACGCCTGCCCCATCCCATGCCTCGCCGATGGGGTCGTACATGCTGATCGTCGCGTCACCCTCGGAGGCGGCGCGCACCTCGGGCGCCCACTTCTCGAGGCAGTCCGAGCGCAGGTCGAACTGCGCGGCTCCGAGCCGGTGGTCGGCTTTGACTTCAGGCAGTTTGAGCAGGCTCATTGGGTGGTTTCCTCATGTCGTTCAGCCGGTCGGCTTCTTCCCCCTGGAGCTTCGGCATGTCCATCAGCTCCCGAATCTCGTTGGCCGTCATCCACGGCATGTGACCGCCCGAACCCGACGCCTTGGCGAAGAACTCGGCCTGGTCTTTCAGCGTCCCGCGCAGGAGAGCGCCGTCGTTGAACTTCACCTGGTAGGCGTCCCGGTCCTGGTCCGACATCAGGGTCAGCTCGATCGCCTCTTCCCAGACCTTGAACCAGTGGCGCAGGCCGTGCTCCACGAAGAACTTGCCCAGTTGCTCGATGCCCGAGCCCCAGGAGGTGTCGTCCATCATCAGGAGGGGCCGCGGCACGCCGAAGCAGCGCGCGATCTCCTCGATCTGGTGGTTCCGGTTCTCGATGTGCTGCGCGTCGGCCGCGGTGTTCGAGAACTGCAGGGCCTTGCCGCCGTCCTCGAGGACCATCCACTTGTGGGCGTTGTCCGCGCCCGCGTACCGCTGTGCGAGGCTGTCGGAAATCTGCTGGATCTGCTGGGTGTTCAGCTTCTTATCGAACTGCAGCGCCCCGCCGGCCATCACCCCGTTCGTGAAAAGTCGCGCCGCGGCGCGCTCGGCCTGCAGCGCCAGGCCGATGGCCTCCTGCGCTTTCTTCACGCGCGAGATCCCGAGCAGGCCGTGGGCGTCGTCCGGCAGATCCGACAGGTGCAGCACGTCGCGCGCTGGCAGCGTGACGGACGACCCGCCCTCGCTCCGCACCTCATAGGACACCTGGAACGCGAGGTCCAGCTTCGGCGTCACCGACTGCGACGCCAACGGGATCAGGCGCACCACGCGATCGCCGCGGCGGATCACGCGAGCGTAGGAGTTGCCATGCAGGAGGACTTGTGCCTGCATGTGGCTGCGAAACTTGTAGGCGCCCTGGTAGTCGTTGGGCCGGTGCTTCAGGATCGCGTACAGCGGATGCTCGGTGGCGTGCTCCTTTTCGTCGTCGCGCGAGATGACGTTCAGCGGCAGCATGCCCATGGCCTGCGATATGACGCTGACGCAGCGCAGCAACGCCATGTTCTGCAGCGCGTTGGACCCGGTGACCACCTTGCCGCTGGCCGTCGTGCCGCCGCGCATGAAGTCGTACAGGTCCGCGGAGGTGAGCGCGGCGAAGACACCAGCCTCGCCATGTTGCGGGCGCGCCTGTGCCTCCGGCTCCCTCTTCCGCCGGAAATAGTCAAGAAGCGCCATTGAATACCCTCAGAGGAACAGGATTCCTCGGTCGTTGTATGGGCTGTCCTCGTCCGCGGCTGCGCTCGGCATGACGCCGTAGGCCATGGCCAGGGCCTGCATGCCGTCGATCCGGCCGCTCGACTTCGCCTTCGTGAACTTCCGGCTTTCGGCCGGGTCTTTGACCACCACCGCGTTGGCCGCGCACATGGCGAGCACCGGGTGGTTGCCGTGACGGATCTTCTTGGCCAGCAGCGCCTCTTCGAGCGCCCGGATCGCCGGCGACATGCTGAAGAAGCCCTGCCCGAAGTCGATGAACCTCGCCTCCAGCTCCTCCTCGGTAAACCCGGCCCGCAGCAGCCACGGCTTCAGGTGGCGCATGTTGTGGCGGTCGAATGCCAGCGCGCGCACGTTGCACCTGTCGAACACCCCGCGCAGGTGCTCGGCCACGAACTCGTACTCGATCGCGCGGCCCGGGGTGGTCTGCAGGTAGCCCTGCGCCGCCCACACGTCATAAGGAACCCGATCCGCCCTAGCCTTCTCGGCCAGTCCCTCACCGGGCAGCCAGAACGTGGGGTGCACGTCGCCGTGCTCCGACACCAGCACCAGAGCAGTCAGGTCGCTCACCGACGAGAGGTCGAGCCCTGCGTAGACGTCCATGCCCTCGATTTCCTCGGGCTGGGCGCCGTTCTCCTGCCAGATTGCCCGGGTGACGAACGGGTTCTTGGCCTCCACCCGCTGGTTCAAGATCAGGTTCCGGTAGCTCGCCTCTCGGCTGGGCATCCGCTTGGCGTCCGACGCCTGCCGGAACACCTCCTCCTGGTTCATGAAGTCGTCGAAGTGCGGGTTCGCCGCCCTGATTGCCTTCTCGCTGAACGGATCCAGGTCGAGAGGCGCGGTGCACAACTCCACCTTGATCCTTGGATCCGCGCCTGTCAGCGCGTCGTCGATCAGCAGGCTCAAGAGGTCAGCGTCGGTCGGCGCCTGCGTGCTGATGATGATCGACAGCGGCTGTTCCTGCGCCGCCGACGCCGTCTCCAGCGCCTCGTACAGCTCCGACCGCGGCCCCTTCACCTGGCCCAGCTCGTCATGCACCACGAACACCGGCGACAAACCGTATGCAGTGGATGCATCGGCGCTCAGCGCCCGGTACAGCGTGCCCAATTCCGCGCAGAACAACTGCTTTCCCGAGTCCCGCACGGTCACGACGTCGGAGAGGTCGGGCGACATCCGAACCACCTTGGCCGCCAGGGCGAACAGGATGGCCGCTTGATCGCGCGACTGAGCCGCCGAGAACAGCTGCGAGTTCGGGCGAGCCTCCGGACCACACAGGTGCAGCAGCAGCAGGAACGACGACAGCGCCGTCTTCGCGTTCTTGCGCGCCATCGACAGGATGAACGTCCGCGTGGGCGTGTCGTAGATGCGCCGGACCCACTTCTTCTGCTTCGTCGTCAGCACCACCGGCCGCCCGACGAACTTGCCCTCGGGGATCCTGCAGTGCGCCTCGATCCAGGCAATGTTGCGCTGCCCGCGCGTCAGCCGGCGAGTTCCCACGGCTTCTTCTTCACGTTCTTCACTTGCGCCCTGGCCACCGTCTGCTGGTCGATCGCCTGGCGCGTGATGCGCAGCCGGGTCGCGAGGGATGACGCCGCGCGCCCCTCCCGCTCCGCCATGCCGAGCAGACGGTCGTACCGCTTCAGCCCCTCGTCGTCGGCCATCCAGGCGCGGTCGAAGTTGGCCAGTTCGTCGGCCAGGATTCGTGCCTGCACGATGTGGCGGCAATAGAGCTCGAGGAGCGGTGCGTGTGTCGGGGAGAAGGCGTCGGCCGGCTGGTCGTTGACCACCTCGAGCCAGACCCCGCGCTCGGCATCGCTGATGTGCATTGGCGCCGCCAGCCGCTTGACCTCCAGCGGCCCGGCCACGGAGGCAACCGCCAGCGCCGCAGCGGATTTCCGTGGCATTCGGTTTACCTT